ACGCAGCCGTGCTGGCCCGGCCTTTCCAGGGCCGACTGTTGAAGGAATGGGGCAAGAGCATGGAGTCCAGCCGCATGCTGCGCATTCGTGACGCGGTTCGCATGGGCTTCGTGCAGCAGGAGCCCATCAGCAAGACGGTGCAGCGCATCCGTGGCACTGCCGCCAATGGCTACGCTGACGGCATCATCCAGATCGACCGCCGCTCGGCCGAGACTGTGGTGCGGACGGCGGTGAGCCACACCGCAGCCGTGGCCCGTGGCAAGCTGTACGAGGCCAACTCCGACCTGGTGAAGGCTGTGCAGTGGCTGAGCACGCTGGACGACCGCACCAGCCCCATCTGCCAGCAGCGCGACGGGCTGCAGTACACCTGCGACACCCACATTGGCATTGGGCACGACATCCCGTGGCTCGGCGGGCCAGGCATGGCGCACTGGAACTGTCGCTCCACCTCGACTCCGGTGCTCAAAAGTATGGAGGAATTGGGGCTGAATCTTCCAAATATGCCCAAGAGCAAGAGGGCGAGCATGAACGGTGCCGTGCCTGGCGACACCACCTACGCCGACTGGTTCGGCAACCAGGGCGCTGCCATGCAGGACCGCATCGTCGGCCCCACCCGTGGCCGACTGTTCAGGCAGGGTGGAATGTCGTTCGACCGCTTCATGAATGACAAAGGCACCATGTACACCCTCGAACAGCTTCGGGCGAGCGACGAAGCGGCCTTCACGGCGGCAGGCATGTAAGAAATCTTATGCCTGCGACTGTTCACCCAACAGTTGCACCAGCTCGAAACAGTTGGCAAGCTCAGCCCATGGCCCGCCTTCGACTGGTCCCCGCAGCCACCCCATCTGACGCCGAGAGGCTAAGGGTGCGGGTGCGCAAGCCAGGCTCAGCGCTCCAGTGCCAGTGCGGGAGCCGGGACGCGGTGGAGGTCCGATCCGGTGTTATGCTGCGCGACGGCAAGGCCACTGGCGGTACTCGACAGTTGTTGTGCGCCCCGTGCTTCATGACTGGAAAGAGGGTGGTTCTATGCTGAAAGCCTTTGGATACGCTGCTGGCGGGTGCTTGGTTGTCCTGTTCGGACTGTGGTTCTACGGCACTTTCGTGATGAGCCAGGCCGAAAGCGACCGGATTGACAACCGGCGCATGGTGGGTGAGCGGTGCGAACAGCGCTACCAGGACGCCGCGCCTGGCCCGGCCAAGACCCGCGCCAGGGAACAGTGCGACAACATAAAAGCAGCCGCTAGGTAGCGAATAGTCGCCATTCGACACCTTTTTGATAACCTGCTACATTTTCTGCCATAGATGGGGACGCACCCCCAAGCGCTTGCGGATTGGTGCAGTTCGCAGTCGTTTGGGGGCGCTTCGATTCCCCCCTGACCCATATCGCGGGGTAGCTCAGTGGTAGAGCGCCGGGTTCATAACCCGGATGTCGTCGGTTCAAATCCCTCTCCCGCAACCAAATTCGCCCGGTTAGCTCATGCGGCAGAGCAACCCCTTTGTACGGTGTAGGTCGGGCGTTCGACTCGTCCACCGGGCTCCACATACCCGCCGTCGATCCGACATCCACGCTATACGCAAGAGGGATCGCACGGTCGGGTGTCTTACCCCCGCAAATCCAGCAATCAACTGACCCACCGCCGAGTCTCCCGGTGACCAGGGAAGGCCAAGCTGGCCCGCGCAGCGATGGGCAAATCGTAGCCGTGGCACGGGCCGGTGGATGCTGTTGCGCTCCCATGACACGCCACCGGAACCGGCCACACACCAGATCAATGCTCCCTGCCTAGCCGCAGGGTCACCCGATAGCCGACTTGGTTCACGCCTGGTCGGCTTTTTACTGCCTGAACACGGATGTGAGAGGGCGATTCCGACCCTGATGGGTCACCGCACTGAGGCTGGATGGCCGAAGGAAATCACCAATGAAACTCAAACTGGATGCTCAAGGGAACGTGGTTGTGCAGGATAGCAAGCCCGTGTATGTCCATGACGATGGCAAGGAAGTGGCGTTTGACGCCGTGGCCACCGTGGCAACGATTGCTCGAATCAACGGCGAGGCAAAGTCCCATCGGGAACGTGCTGAGTCCGCAGAGGCGAGCTTGAAATCCTTTGCAGGCATCAATGACCCCGCAGCAGCCAAAAAGGCGCTGGAAACCGTGGCCAACCTCGATGGCAAAAAGCTGGTGGATGCCGGTGAAGTGCAGAAGGTGAAAGACGAAGCGATCAAAGCTGTTCGTGCTGAATTCGAGCCAGTCGTTGCCGAGCGTGACTCCCTCAAGGGTCAACTGTTCGGCGAAATGATTGGTGGAGCGTTCTCGCGCAGCAAGGTCATTGCAGACAAGTTTGCCATCCCGGCTGACATGGTGCAGGCACGCTTCGGTAATAACTTCAAGATCGAAGACGGCAGGACGGTGGCCTATGACCAGGCAGGCAACAAGATTTTCAGCCGCGCTCGCCCAGGCGAAGTGGCCGATTTCGAGGAAGCCCTAGAAACCCTGGTCGATTCCTACCCCTACAAGGCGCAAATCTTGAAGGGATCGGGGGCAAGCGGCGGCGGCGCACAGGGTGGGCAACAAGGTGCTGGCGGAAAGAAAAGCTACTCGCGCCAACAGTTCGACTCACTCGACATGGCGACCCAGCGATCCATTGCAGCGGAAGCAGCGAAGGGCTCGGCGGTCATCACCGATTGATCGGTTCTCTCACTCCAACTTGAAAGTCAAACGACCATGAAAAAGTTTTTCTCTACCGTGCGATTCATCGCACTGGCAAGCATTGCGGCTGTTGCTGCCATGCTTCCGCTCGCCACCATGGCGACCATCGCTGGCCGTGTCTATGATTACTTGCACCTGCAGGTCACCACAGTCAAGGTCAGCTTCGCTCTCGGCGCGAACACCCTGACCGGCCTGATCCCGACCCTGTACGAGTCGCTGGATGTGGTGTCCCGCGAACTGGTGGGAATGATCCCGGCTGTTGTGCGCGACTCGAAGATCGAGCGAGCGGCCAAGGGTCAAACCGTCATGTCCTACGCGACGCCTGCGGTGACTGCCTCTGACATCACCCCCGGTGTGACCGCACCGAACGACGGTGACCAGACCATCGGCAATATCCCGATCAGCATCACCAAGTCGCGCTACGTGCCTATCCGCTGGAACGGCGAGGAACAGCGCGGTATGCAGAGCGGCCCCGGTGCCATGACCATCATGGCCGACCAGTTCGCCCAAGCGTTCCGCACGCTGGCCAACGAAGTCGAGGCTGACCTGGCTACCTCCTACAAGTTCGCTTCGCGTGCTGTGGGAACCGCTGGCACCGCCCCCTTCGGCACCGCCTCTGACCTGACCGACTTCTCCAATGCACGCCAGGTGCTGGAAGACAACGGTGCTCCGACCTCGGCCCTGCGCTACATCGCTGGTGGCGCTGCCATCAACAACCTGCGCGGCAAGCAAGCTGTTCTGTTCCGTGTGAACGAAGCCGGAACGGACCAACTGCTGCGCCAAGGCGTGGTGGGTGAAGTGGGCGGCATGATGGTGGGCAACTCGGCTCAGATCAAGCCCGTCACCAAGGGCACTGGATCGGCTTACACCAGCAATACCGCTGGCTACGCTGTCGGCGCGACCTCCATCACTCTCATCACCGGCACCGGCACCGTGCTGGCTGGTGACGTGGTGACCTTCGCTGGTGACACCAACCAGTATGTGGTTGCGACTGGTGTGGCCGCTCCCGGCACCATCGTCCTGGCACAGCCTGGCCTGCGTCAAGCCCTGGCCGCTTCCGCAGTGGCCATGACCATTGGCAACAGCTTCACGCCCAACCTGGCGTTCGCTCGCACCGCCATCGTGCTGGCCACCCGCATCCCGGCGACCCCGCTGGATTCGAGCGGCCGTCCCATGGACATGGCCGACGACCGCACCATCGTGGTCGATCCGGTGTCCGGCCTGGCCTTCGAGGTGGCGCTGTACACCCAGTACCGCCAGATCAAGTACGAAGTTGCGCTGGCCTGGGGCTTCTCGGTGGTCAAGCCGGAACACGTTGCCATCGGCAAGGGCTAAGCCCTCTCCGACGTGACGCTGCAAGCAGGGGGCTTCTGCCCTCTGCTTTTTCCCAACCATCAACCAGGATTCAACATGGGCGAAACGTGCGCAACAGTCAAGGTGAAGGCACCTGTGACCGAAGACAACCCAACCGGATTCATTGTCATCAATGAGTCTGATTTCACGCCCGGCGACCACGAACTGTTCGATGACGACGACAGTGCGAGCGAAGGAAAGCTCACCGTGGCCAAGATCAAGGAAGCGTTGACCGCCAAGGGCGTTGCGATTCCCGATGGGGCCAAGAAGGCCGAACTGTTCGCTTTGCTGCAAGCAAGCTGATGCCTCAAGAAGACGTGCCCCTTATCTGGACAAGCAAGGGCAATTTGCCCATGGCTTCGCTCAAGCAGGAAGTGGTCTGGACTGACAACGTGGATGAAACGATCTGCGCGTCCGAATTGTGGCTCGACGGCGAGTGTGTGCGCCGCGAAGTCCATGTGTACAAACGCCAAGGGCTTGATGTCCTGGCTTCGATAGGGGAAACCTGATGGCAAACTCAGCCGGCATCTGCACCAGTTTCAAGAAGGAAATCCTGCAAGGGATTCACGCGCTGGACACTACCGTTGTCCGTGGCGCAACCACAAAGGACTCGCTGCAAGCTGCGCTGTACCTGTCATCGGGCTCCCTTGCTCCTGCGACCAAGGCTACCTATGGCGGCACTGTCGGCTCTGTGGCCGACACCAGCGAGGTGACCGGCACCGGCTACACGGCCGGTGGCATTGCCGTGACCAACGTGGCAGGCCAGGTGGCATCCAGCGGCTCCACGGGCTACTGGACGCCCTCTGGCTCGCTGGTGTTCACCACCGTCACCATTGGCCCCACGGACTGCTGCCTGATCTTCAACACCACCCAGGGCAACAAGGCGGTGGAACTTTGCACGTTCTCGGCTCAGTCGCCGGTCGCCGCCACGCTGACGCTGACCATGCCCACGCACGCCGCAGGAACTGCGCTGCTGAACATCGCGTAAGGACCGGCCATGACAACTCTCCTTCAAGAGCTTCGCGCCAAGTGCCCAGAACTGATTGCCTCTCGCAATGAGAGCGCCATGGCGGCTGTTCTGTCGGTCGGCCGAACCAAGGTGGTGCCGTGTCAGATCGGCATCGGAACCGTTCTCTCGACCCTCGGCGCATCCGGTGGTGTGTTCCTGGACGGCATGGTGTCCATTGGCGCTTCTGACCGCAACGTCTATTGGGCCATGAAGCTGTTGGAGCAGGGCATCCTGGACGTTGGCATGCAAGCCACCCGCACGCAGATGCAAGCCCTGGCAGACGCAAATCCTGGCATTGCTCCGGCCATTGCCGCGCTGCTGAACCTGGCTGTTGAGCCCAATCCCGTGACTGCCTTTGAGGTAGCTGTTGCACTTGAAGGGGTCTGACCATGGCGCTCTCTCGATCCACCATTTCCGCACCGGCCTGCACCAGCTTCAACTCGCTCGGCTCTAGCCTGACCGCTGTTGCATGCGCTGCAGCGGCAAGCGTCAGTTCGTCCGCAAACGTGGTCGATCACGAAGTAATCGTGACCCTCACCGGCCCGGCCACCATGACGGCATCGTCGTCCACGGTGGTGAACTTGTTCGCCTACGGCTCTGCTGACGGCACGAACTGGACGAAGACGAACACCACGAACGAACTGGTGGACGGCACCGACAAGGCGCTGGTGTGGTCTGCGAACGGCAACCAGGCTGTGTACCTCGGCCAAATCATCATGACCACCACCACGGCTGGCACGTCGGTGATCTATAGCTCGAAGATTCTGAGCATTGCCGCTGCCTTTGGCGGCTTGCCGTCGAAGTACGTGATCGTGGCTCAGAACCAAAGCGGCGCATCACTTCCTGCCAGCGGACACAGCATCGCCATCCAAGAAATCTTCTATACGTAAGGGTAGGGCATGCCTGCGCTCATCCAGAGGGTGCCGTGGACGGTGCAGCCGCAGGAGGCGGTGGGCGTCAATTGGGGCAGTCAACTAACGCAAGGACTTGTATTTCTTGAAAACGCGGCAGTGTCAAACGCGCTGGTAACGGGTTTGCCAACAAGCGTTGCCACCAGCAAAGGCGTTGCATTTTCAAATCTGAGCGCGACTAATTATCGTTCGCGTCAAGTGTCAATCCCAATCACCTCTGCAAAAGAAGTGACGGTTATTGTGGTGGCGTCTGCCACTGCCTCGACGGCATCAAACATGGTCTTTGCTGTTGGCAGTTCCACAAATGCCAGCAGTTTTTTTGGAATTGGAACTACAGCGAGCAACGGCGCTGGTTTATGGATACGCGACTCAGCCTCCACAGACCAAAGCATAGGACTTGGGTTATATGACGGGGTAATGCGCGTCTACGGAGGGGTGCATTCAAATGCTCAGGGCCGAATGGAGGCGTGGACATCTACGGGCGGTCTGGGAGCATCTACATCGCCGACAACAAAAACGACTTTCAGTGGCCTAGACCGGGTTGGATTCGGATGCCTGCTGCGTAGCTCAGCGGCTAACGGTGCGCTCAATCCAACGATTGCCATGGCTGCGGTGTGGGGCCGGGCGCTGTCTGCGCAGGAAATGATGAATGTACTTGCCAACCCCTGGCAATTGTTCCAGCCCCGCAACGCATCCGTCTGGTCCCCCTCCCTCATCCAACGTGCCCCATGGACCGTGGCTCGTTCACGCCTGCTCGGCACATCGACCGGGACGGTGCCCACGACCGCAGTGGTGGGTGTGACGAAGAAGTCACGGGTGGTGCAGCCGCAGGGGGGTGCACCATTGAATAACGGGAATTCGTTTGTAAATCGTGTTTCTGCGCTCTTCAATTTTGTGGAGGGGGTGGCCCCCCAATCAAAAGGAAACAGAACACCAAGCGGGCTATCTTGGTCGGGGTCATCCACGGCGGCGGTGCGCCCTGCGAACACGGGCATTGGGCTTTACGACGGGTCAACATCCGCTGGTAGATCATATGGAACCGCAAGGTCATTTGACGGCTTTGCTCCCGCATCCTCGCCGATGTGGTTTGCTTTCTCCACGACTTACGGGGCTTATGTCAATCAGGGGTCCAGCGTCAATGTCTTGTGGACATATGGCGGGTCTGGGGGCACGGGATTCTTCGTGTGGTCCTCATCCAGCAACGCACTGTCGGTGCAATTTGTCAATGCAACACTGGCATCTCCCGCGCTTGTTGCAGGACAAAAATACAACATCGCGGGCGGCAGGGACGCAAGCGGGAATTGCTGGCTGTGGATCAACGGTGCGTTAGTTGCTTCTGGAACTGGTGCTACAGGCGCTGATTCGGCGAGTTCAAATGCGCTTTTGTTTTTGGACGATGGGTCCAGTTCGCGCACATACAAGGGGTCAATTGCTCTGTTTGGCATGGGGAGCGACAACCCACAGGCGTGGGGAGCGCAACTGTCGGCAAACCCCTGGCAACTCTTCGCCCCCAGCCCTAGTTACGTTTGGGGTGCGCCATGAGTGGGATCATACTGCCCGGCGCTGGGTGGAGTAGTCAGCCGCAGGTTGCGGTTGGACTTAACCCGTATTGGGTGGCGCGGGGACTAACGTCTGCTAGTTATTGGGGAAACCTTGTAACCAAAACTGCCGGGCCAGTCAGTGCTGGCGGGATGACGGTGGCGACGGGTACGAACACAAGTGGGCTAGGTATATCCACAGTAGCAAACACGCTATTTTGCGTGGCTAACTTGTCCGCTGTTGGTGTAGACGCGATAGCGGTAGGCCGTCTTCGGTACTCTGGATCGGCGAATTATGGTGTCGGCCTGCGGTTCAATAACACCGGGCTTGAGCTAGATTACGGCGCAGGAACGTCGGCATGGAGTTATGGCCTCTGTGCGGGGGTTATTTCTACTGGAAGAAACAGCTACGCAGGGTCAATCAACGTAGCGACAGGGGACAGCAGCATTGTGCTGTACCTGAACGGCGCAGCACCTAGCACGCCTTCAACGACAGGATCGTCCCATGGCACGACTGCGGTTGCGTGGGACGCCGCTATTGATATTGGTAAAGGGACGGCATCCGGCGCTACTGCAATTACCGGGTCTATCGTCGGCGGGATCGAAATTGCAGCGACGTTTGCTTCCGTTTTGTCTGCCGCAGATATAGCGGCGCTACATCGCAACCCCTGGAAACTCTTCGCCCCTCTTCAGAGCCGCTCAATATGGGTGGGGATTACTGCGGCGAGCACGGGCACAGTCGCCCTCACCGGCAACAGCGCAACGGCAACAGCGGGTGTTCTCTCTGCGCCTGCGTCACTGACCCTGACCAGCAACAGTTCCAGCGCCACGCAGGGAGCGCTTGTTCCTGCTCTGAGCCTGGCAGCAACCGGAAACAGTGCGAGTGCCACGCAGGGCACCCTGGTGCCTTCGCTGTCCATTGCGCTGACGGCGAACAGCGCCAGTGCCACCGCAGGATCGCTGGGTCTTTCGGGAAGCCTTGCGCTCTCCGGCAACTCCGCATCGGCGACGCAGGGTGCGCTAACCCCCGGCCTATCTCTAGCGCTGTCGGCCAACAGTTCCACGGCAAGCGCTGGATCGCTCACGCCGTCGCTGACGAAGGCGCTAACCGGCAACAGTTCCACCGCTTCGCAGGGTGCGCTGACACCGGCTCTGAGCCTGGCTCTCGGCGGTCAATCCGCGACGGCCACGGGTGGCACGCTGAGCTTGCCGGGCATCATCACGCTGTCCAGCAATTCCGCGACGGCTACGCAAGGCGCTGTCACGCCCGGCATCTCGGTTGGTCTGAGCGGCAACAGCGCTTCGGCGACGGTTGGCTCCCTGAGCCCGGCGATTGCCCTGGCCCTGTCTGGCTTGTCTGCCACCAGCACGGCAGGCATTGTCATTCCTGGGCTCACGAACGGTTTGACCGGAAACAGCGCCACAACGACCGCAGGAGCGCTTGGGGTGCCTGCTGGCCCCATCACCCTCGCTTTGACAGGAAACACTGCCACGGCGACGGCTGGAGTCCTCAGTGGACCATCTGCTGACCACTTGTACCCGCTGGCTGGGCTTTTTGAGTCTTACGTGCTGGCAGGTCAGTCTGAAACCTATCGACTGGCTGGCCAGTCGGAAACCTATCCCCTGAAGGGCTGACATGACCATCATCGTTGAGGACGGAACCGGGCTGAGCACTGCAGAGTGCTACGCCTCGGTGGCCGAATGCGACACACGGCTTGCTGCCCGTGGGTTTGCTCTGTGGGCCACCATGAGCACCACAGAAAAGGAAAACGCCCTGCGCCGTGCCACCGACTATATGGTTCAGGTGTACCGGCTTCGTTGGGCTGGTACGCGCATGACCTCTGCCCAGGTTCTGGACTGGCCACGCGCCATGGTTCCAAAGCGCGACGTGCTCGGAAGTGGCTACCGCAGCTTCCCGAACTACTACAGCCCGACTGTTGTACCCACCGAGGTGAAAAACGCCAACATCGACCTGGCCTACAAGGCTGCTGCCGGTGAACTCGCTCCCGATCTGCAGCCACAAGTTGCGTCGGAAACTGTTGGCTCCATTGCGGTGCAGTACATCCCAGGCTCTCGCCAGACGGTGAAGTACCGGGCGATCGACAACATGCTGTCCATGCTTCTGCTGGATGGTGGCAGCAACTCATTCATTCGAGCGAGCCGGGGATGAACAGGTTGCAGCACCCCTCGAACAACCATGTGCTCGGCGCACCGGCTGGATGGAACCAAAACGAGATGCCATGTGGTGCGCTGTCCGTGACGCGCACGCACATCAATGGCCTGCCGTGCATGGTGAGCTACTGGACGCCCACAGCCGATGAACTGTCCGAGTTGAACAAGGGTCGCCCCATCATGCTGCACGTTGTGGGGCTGACCATGCCTCCCGTGGCGCTTGGGGTGGAATGATGACGTTCTACTCCAATCTTGCAACCACTGCTGATCGACTGTTGGCGAAGTACGGGCAAGTGGCCGTGCTGTCGTCGGCAACAGCCGGTGCATACGATCCATCCACAGGCTCCGCTGCACTGACCGTGGTCACGCAAAACGTAAAGCTGGTGGTGTTTTCGGTGGGTGGTGGCGGAGTTTCGCTAGACCAAAATACTGACGTGCTATCCGGCTCCAAGATGGCTGTCATGAGTGCCATTGGGCTCACGGTGGTTCCCAAGCCCAACGACAAGCTGGTGATTGGTACGCAGACCTGGACCGTGCAGACGGTGGCTGAGGTGAGCCCGAGCGGGTCAGTGGTTGCCTACAACCTGTACATCACCTTCTAGCCATGGACAGCCACTGGAGCATCCCCATCCGGCAGTTGGTTGACAAGTGCAACGCCGACATGACCCAGGTGGTGCGCGTTGCCACCTTTAACTTGTTCCAGTCGGTCATCAATCTCAGCCCCGTGGACACAGGCCGATTCCGAGCTAACTGGAACATGAGCTACCAGGAACCTGACTTCGGAACCTCGGACACCAACGACGAAGGGCGCGGCTTGCAAGAGGCCGCAAAGGCGCTCACGTTTTCCATTGGCGACGTGGCCTACCTATGCAACGGTTTGCCCTACGCACAGCGCCTTGAGTACGGCTGGAGCCAACAGGCACCAGGCGGCATGGTGCGGATTTCTGGCGCTGATTTCAAAGCTTACTTGAAGGAAGCGATTGCCAACAACCGATGACAGATTGGATGCACCATGAGTAATGTTCTTGTGCGGCGAGCCCTTGAAACCGTTCTCAATACCTGGGCCAATGCACAAACTCCCATAGTGCAGGTAGCCTGGGAGAACACTCGATTCCAAACTCCGATTGTTCGCCACATTCGCACCCACATGCTTCCGGGTCGGACCACGCAGAGCACTTTGGAAGGTCGCCATCGCAGCTTCACCGGCATTTTTCAGGTGTCGATATTTGAGCCCACTGGCAACGGACCTGGGGCGGCGCTGGCGCTGTGCGACTCGCTCGACCTTGTGTACTCGCCAAGCACGCCCATCGTGATCGGTGGACTCACCATTTTCATCGTCACACCCGTGACCGCAGGACCGGCGCAACAGGAGACTGAGTGGCACGTTTGCCCCATGAGCTTCACCTACCGCGCTGATACCTACGTTTGATTTCCCTCCCGCCCTCTTGGGCTTGTCAACCTGCCTGCCTTGTGTGGGCGTTTTTTTGAAAGGCTCAAGGCCATGTCAATTCAGATCCCAAACGGTGCCGTCATCGCCCTTGCATCGGGCTATGCATCGGCAATTGCCGTGTCGGCAATCACCAATGCCAGCCCGGCTGTTGCGACCACGGCAACGAACACCTACGCCATCGGCGACTTCATTGAGGTCACCAGTGCCTGGTCCCGCCTGAACAGCAAAATCGTGCGACTTTCCGCAGCCGCCTCAACTTCGGCCACGTTCGAAAGCATCGACACCACCAGCA